CTATAAAGTCGTTTTATTGCTGAAAATAGAAATGGTTATTAATCAATTGTTGTCTTGATTGGCGAGTTCAGTCCAAGCCAGNATCGAAGGGCTATTATTTACCCAATNTTCGAATGCTGCCTTGTAATCGAACGACCCATCTAGCTTATGAAGCCTCTTCAGGGCGAGAAGGCCCATGGTGGCATTCGTCGGCAGATCAATATCGTTCTCATGATCATGATAACGATCCATCAAACTATTTACGAACTCATCTAGTTTTTGACAAATGGTTTCATGATCATCGTTTACATGGTCAATATAACGATCAACATAGACCAGAGGAAGGAAGATATTATAGATACGATAGATTACCCGGTCGATTTCTTCCTTTTCTTCCTCGGTAATTTCATTCATATCCACTTCAAGTTCGACCACCTCACCGAAGTCTTTGCGAACTTGTTCTTCTGTCACTAGAGCGTATTCAAGTTTACGCTCCCCATTCCACGGGGCGGGGCCGATATCCAGCGCATTTTCCATGGTTTCTTCTTCGTTCATACTTTTCTCCTGTTGCTTTGAATTGGGTGCTTGCGTTGCTTTTGTTCCCAAAGGGGATATTAAATGTTTGTGTATTTTACTCTATCTATTAAAGCATGTCAGCCCTTCTTCTCCCAAAGTTTTGCTCTGAGTTCTGCTTCATCGTAATTGTCCATTATACCATCTCTGATTTGTTTTGCAACCACGATTTTACCTTTGTTTTGTACCGCTTGGTTGGCATCTTTTTCGGCCCATTCGGGGATACAGACTCGCCAACCATAGATTTTAGCCTGCTGAACCATTCTAACAGCATTATCTCTATCCGGCAAGAGGATTGGATCTTTGCCTTTCAACAGATATGCCATCTGCTTATTAATGCTGTTACCTAATATACCAATACCATTGGGCACTGTCAAAGCATCAAAAACACCTTCTACAACAATGGGGTTCCGATGCATGAATCCGTCGGGAACATAAATTAAAGACTTATTGCCATGTCCTTTTGTCTCCATGAACTTTCGTTTAATATTGATCAATTGATATCCGATCATCTTTTTTCCATAGTATAGAGGAACAAAGATTTTATACGGATGAACTATTTCATTTTCTTGGTCAGTAATAATGTATCTAAACGCATTTTCTCTGACTCTTCTCTTTTGAAGATAATCTCTGATGATCCGAACAGCATATTCATTTTTAGGGTTAAAACTACCGATTGCTGCCGTGGGGATATCCATGCATTTTGATATGTCTTCAAAATATATTGGTTTATAGAGTTCGTAATAAAGATCATGTTCATTATTTTTCACCGCTTCTTCTGATTGCTTAAAAAGCTCAATCGGTATTTGAACTCCGATCTCATCCATCAACCGTCTAAACTTCTTTGGTATATATTTACCTTGTTCCAGAACTGTAGAAGCGTTACAAGAAGCGCGAAAACAGTTATAAACAATGGTTTCGTCATCAAAATAGAAACCACCTGTTTTTCTTGATTGTTTTTTACAAATAGGACAATAACATACATAAAAACCAGAAGGTGCTAAGTCTTCTGGTGTAAAATTCATCGCTACACTAATTTGATCTTGTAGTGATTCTATCATCAATTTAATCCGCCTATCTACAAATTGTATTACCTATTGTTATTAGCTGATCCCATCGCTTGTTACAAAGATTGCAAGGGAGATAGATTTTATTATGTTTTAATCTTTACGATTGTATTGAAGAAATGAACATTTTCATAAATTACTACTGCGCTTGCCAGATTATCCCAATAAAACAAAAGTTTGAAATCACGAAAAACCAAAATGGGTTTTGGAAAATCACCAAAACAATGACTTTTTAAAAAAGTTTCTATATCAATGCAACTTTCATTAAAATTAATACCACTTTTATCAAGATCTAATTTAAACATAATGTTTTCCACGATAAATAAGGATGTTATGGATAGATTATTTGACACAATTAAACTTGAAAATGGAACAGAACTTGTCGGCGTTATCGACAATATAGGGGACAAGTTTATCCACTTCGTCGATTTTACGAACGAAACATATGAACATGCTCTTTATATGATCATTCGATGGAAAGCCGAAAGGGCTTCCGAACGCTTTTCTGTTTTTTGTCTCGAAACACTCTCGGAGTCAAGTATTCCTCCAATCAAGTCTATTAATAAGAAGGCTATCCTTGACCCTCCATTCGACAAAACGAAACAAAAGAAAATCAAGAAGAAAAAGTCAATCAAACTTTCAGCACATTAAATGCTGCTCTAGAATCTTGAAAGTCAGCGCCACATGTAAAACATTCAAATAACAAATCCGATATTTGATGAGCTATATCTTCACAGCATTTTTTGTCAATTACTGTTTTTTGCTCTATTTTTCTATTAGCTTGTGACAGATATTCTCCCCACAACCGTGCTTTTTCTCTATCCATAACTTACCTATCTATCTTTTTCTTTTCTATGACTTTAAACGTACACTCTATCTCTTTTAGAAATGCAAGTAAGCATGCATTCAGGTATAACGGACATAGGAGCATGTGCATTATGCCCCGTATAGAACATATTAATTATAATGNACTGGCTCCGTGTTGTCAATAGTTTTTCAAAACTATTATATGAGATTGAGGATTCAATATAAGTATCTATAAAAAAGTCTGTTAAGAATCCTTCCTTACTCTTTTTAAATTTAGATATATCAAATTTAGCCATCTTATTCTACCTCCATGATATTCGACATTTCTTCTATCTTATTGAGTGATACAATGATCATGTAAGCATACGCATATGCATGAGATTTCTTAAAATAGGCTTTTCCATTTCTCGGTTTACGGTATAAGTTTGATCTTACTTTTTTAGGATTTTGAAGATATTGATCAAATAGGTTAATCTTTCCCGGCCTAATTAATGAAACCACATCAGCAAGCTCATCGACAGATTTAGGCTGAACTTGTCTGAGAACATCCAAGTGTTTATTCAGATGAGGGAGATGTCTAACATATTCTTCTTTTAAAAACAGATCCCATTTCGGTTCTTTGTTCATTAAACGATGAAGCTCTTCTTTTGATTGAATCCCATCGTAAACACGATTAGATAGAAGGTCCAACTTTTGAAATCCTAAGCGTTCCATTGTTTCATAGTCAACAGCACAAAGACCTGTATGAGGATCAACAGGAACATCCATTAAGTAGTAACCACAAGGATGAGGGGTTATTTGGTCATCCTTGTGTATTGCTGCTCTCACGCCCACAGAAGCTTTATTTGTATTCGATGGAACGTCGATATCGATATCAAATAACATGTTTTACCTTTGAAAGTTAGATACTACACGATCTATCTGTTCCTCATTTAAATACTTATCAAGATCACCAAACTTAGATTTAAACGTTTTTACCGTTATGTCACCACGCTCAAATGCTCTTATCAAGAATAATGGTTCTTCAGTAAGCCGTTGTTCATAAGAATCCATGAATGCTTCTTCGTCGTTCCATTCTGGATTCTTCCGTCTAAACTCAAAAAATTCCCTCAATGTCTTATTTGTCATAGCATTTTCGAGAATCCATGAAACATTATATTTCTCAAACCTCGCTTCATTGTAAACGTAATAGAAAAGTGGATCAACTCGATTGGTTTTGCAAAATGACACAAATAAAGCGAGTTTGTCATAGAAAGGTATCTGTTTAAGAAATGTATCACCAATTGACTCACGATTATAGATAATCTTTGTAATTTCCTTCATCACTCGCTCGATATCAGAACCATCTAAGATATCCCTTAAAGAATAACACTGTCTTTTATCAAGATGGTTTTGTAGATTTTTCTTTCTCTTATACACTTTTAAACAAACGGGACACCAATATCGATTCCCATCAAACGGAATCGGTTTATTAAATACTTCTTCGATGATATCTTTCGACATACATCACCTTTGAATTAATGTTTCAAGTTCGGTTTCTGGTATCAAGTTTACTAAATCTTGGGCTTCATGTAAACCGTACCCTGCATCCAACAAGGGCTGTACATACTTAGACTTTTGAGTAGCGTTTGGTTTCTTGAATTGATATTTTGTTTGGTCATACCCACCATTAGCGACACAAAGAAGAAGATAGATTAAAGTAGTATGTTGTGTTCCCAATGAAAAGACAAATGGATTAACGAATGAGTTTGTTAGAATAGTGTGGATTTCTTGATTTTCTTGCGCACCCTTAACCCATAACATCAAAACGTATGGTGAAAGATCTTTGACTTCTTCCTCCGAAAGATTGAGGAAGAAGTCAAAGTCTTGATTGTTCATGGCCTTTAATGCTTTAAATAAATCAACCTTTTTACTCATTCAAAATCTCCTGCTTAATACTATAGAGTAAACTCTTCATCATCAACTCTTGATCTGCTACAAAGGATGAACGATAAAGATGATCAGCAATCATCACCACAATCGTTTCTTTGTGGTCATCTGGAAATTGGTTGATATTTTCGTAAATAGCTCTATAAAATTCGTCTTTATTTTCATTTGTGATATGTTCAACAAGAGGCTCCAATTTCCAAAGATCAAAACCATCATTAGACCAGATATTCTTCCATTCTTCAGATGCTTCCGTCACGCCCTTCGTCTCTGCATCTGGTGGTTGAAGAGCGCCGTCTTTAGTTGCCATTTGAACGGAAACCAACGTCTTCCTGATATCTGGATAATTTTGAAACACATGGTCGAAAAGTGTATCAGGATCGCATTCGATGTTTTCTTTTTGAAGGACATTATAGACCAACGTAGCAATGTGTTCATAATGCTCTTCTTCCGATCCATCGAATGCAAATTCAAAGACCTCACAACGACTCTTGATAGGTTCAGAAACTTTTGAGATGTAATTACAAGTAAAAACAAACGCCACGGCGTCACCATAACGATCAATGGTATGACGCATCGAATCCTGAATGAGTGCATTACGACCGCGCTCTCCACGATCAAATTCCTCAAACAGCACAACCTTGAAAGGGGATGATGCTGGCATTGTGGAACAGAACTTTGCAACATCCCCATCTTCTTTCAAATGATCTTGTTTGATGGTCGTACCATTAAGAACGAGAATATCAGATTCTTCGATACCAAGTTCATTAAACAAGGTATATGCTAAACTCGATTTGCCTGTTCCCGGTTCACCAGCCAAAAGAACGTTAGGGATAGATCCTTGTTCCTTGTAACTGTTAAACCTTCTCCTAAGAGTTTCGTCTTTAAAGACGTAATCATCAAATGAAACGGGTGCATGCTTTTTATACCATACGTTATTTAACACTGGTCCTCCTTAATAATAAAATCAAACTTTTACGTCGCCTAATCTCTTTATGTATTCTTAATCTTAACCATTTAGGATACCATCGTAAAGAAGTGTCTGTCGCCAGTCTCTTTGCTCTGAACTCCCGTATTGGTTTAGATCAATCTTTTCAGATTCATCTCCCGTAGTCCACTTATCCCCCAGCATGAATGGGCGGGCTTTAAATGCATGCCACTTTCCATCAGCGTCCATAGCTTTAAACGGATAACGATTTGAAAAACTATTCATCACCAACCTCCAAATTTAAAATAAAGACCTTTTAAGCGGGAATTGTTTCTTGTTACTAATTGTCTCAATAACGATTGAATACGATCCGCACATCTGCCCACTTTTCAATTGCTAGGGTCAAATCCAAGATGTTACCATAGATATTGAATACTTTGTTTTCGTTTTTTAATGAAAAGGGTTTAAAATAAGCCATTACGTTATAAATCCAAATAAGAAGTTCCCCGGTTAAGTAAAGAACTGGGGAAACAATAAATGCGATTGGTTTACGAATTAGATACTTCATTATCAACCTCCAAATTTAAAGTAAATGCTACGACTGAAATCCGTCCATACTGACATGACCTTTCTTCCGATTGGTATGCAACATGTTTTGATTGGATGTTGGGGTTAGCAGAAATAGAGCCCCCTCTAGTTAATCTAGAGGGGGCTTTGTGTCAATTCTTACTGACCCTTTTTCATCTTTTCGCGCAACCGCGCACGAAAATCATCCTTCGAGTCACCAGCACTATCGGATTCAGTGGTTTGTGCTGATTCTGACACTTCTTGCGGTGGTTCGGTAGACTGTGAAGCTGTTGGAGCAGAAGACTCCTGAACTTGTCTCTGAACGGTATCACCGCTCACTGTCATAGAATCACCAGCACCAGTAAGCTTATTGACACACTTATCAAACCATTCCTGTGCCTGTTCTTGAGTCACAGGTTCGGGTACGTAGCGTTCGCCCTTTGGACTCTCTACTTCACTAAGAGTCCATGGTTGAATAAGACCAGCATTAATAGCCTGCATCATATCATCGCTTGGTTCGTAAATGGATTCACGGAAATACGAATGTTCATACCCCGGATTTCCATTTGAAGATTTAGTCTTTTTAAGAACAAGCATATGTTCTTGAATATCGTTCTTGATGATACCTTCATCAACCGACTCATGAAGCTTGTCAAAGACTTTAATCGGAAGCCAGATTAGATGAACTAAGGTATCTTCACCGTGATCTTGGATTTCGATTGAACTATCGATCACTACACATTGAGCAAGAACATAAGTCTTCTTACTAAAGTGTTGTGACAGTGGGTTACCGTTCTTATCCAACTTTCCTTGCTGGTAGAACTCATATGAACCTAAACAAATAGGACAACTGGCTTTGTTTTGGTTTTGGTACCGACAAGGAAATGAATCAATCTCCTGTGAATACGTGCCATGGCGGGTCCACTTATGATAATAATTCCCTTCAGGATCAGGAATAAGAACAACCTTCATGGAATCGCCAAAATCCAGATCGTAGTAGTTTAAGAAACGCTTATCGGGAACGAAGTTAGAGCCACTACTACTATTGTCTTCACGGAGTTTTGCCTTTAAGTCTTCGACGGAACGGTTGGTTTTTACAAATGCCATAGTTTTTTACCTCTTTTTACAGTTTACTTACAGTTTTTTAAACCCTTACGATTTTATTACAGTTTTGTTTCTTTACATACCTACCTCCTTATTTAGGCTTCTTCTAATAGGTATTTTCTACTGTACGATTGGTGATAGCGCAAAGGAAAGATTATTCACATACATAAACATAATTCCTTTTGATGTCACTTTAATATCACAGCACTTATCGTCATTAGAAAGACGAATACCTTCTCGACATAGCGCTGTAAATCTGCCGATACTCCATTGATGACTCCATCGTTCTGAACTTCCACCATGATCACCATCAATTAGATCTTGAAATAGATCACCAACATTATCGTCCTTAATGTTGAGCATTACTTCATTGCCAGTAAATGAAAAATTGATGGTGGAAATCTTATTGTTACCTTTCTTCATAGCGGCAATAGATTGAGCAATGTCTTTATATTGTTCTGTTTTAATGGTTGATTCAAACACAACATTGTCTTCGGGGAACTTAAACCGACGAATGAGGCTAGGGTTACCAAGATAAACCACTGCCTTGCGGTTCCCCCACTTCAATTCAAAACTCTGATAAAAATCATCTTTCTCTTGAAATGTCACTTTCGTATGGTTTAGATCAAACAATTCTGTCCTCGCCAAGAATTGTGATACATTTCGAATGATCATTGTCTTCTCAATACCAACATCTTCAATATGATCATCAAGAAAAACCGTTTGTTCTGGGTCCATACCTTTTAGAAGTGTCTTCCCTTGATCAGGTTCCACCTTAATCATTTCGATGCCACTAGCATCAACTGTTTTTAAATAACTTGTTAGACTTTTTAAATCCATCGTCCCTCCTATTCGACTGAAAATAGATTGTTCGTATGATTAACCCGATACGATGCTTGATCCCACTCCATAGATTCAAGATAGTTATTCAGGGATTTAAATACCTTTTCCCATTCTTTATCCCAATCTACCGTGTAATTGTACACAAATTCTGGAACCCTGTCAACGTCAACCGGAAACGCAAGCGATTTAATTCCGTCACTGTCTTTCACATAAAAAAACTTAACCTTATCGCCAGAACGAATTTCTGGATCATTGATATCCCTAAGATCATTATAATTCATCGCTGCCCGAACACCAACAGGAATTTTTTTATCTCCTTTAGTATATTTGTATAACGTTTTTACTGATGTTGGCGTCGCGATATCTTCTAATGATCTTGTCCTGAAGTCTCTTTTGAAATCCTCAATAAGATCTAATGCTGCATCTCTTGTCCCAATATCGAGGATACACTTACATAATTTATAAAGGTATTCTCTAGTCACATTGGACGATGAAGTCTTCTTAATCTCAAGACCCATAATCTTTTCTTTGTTATTAACTCTCTCGCCTTCATCATCAACAATGTATTGAAAGTATTTTTTCTTTGATTGGAAGAAAGCTCTGGAGAAAACCGTTTCTCTTTCTGTTTTAATCCAATGTGTATTGTCATCAGGAACATTAAAGACAGATTTGAGAAAATCGGGGTACTGTTCATTAATCATTTCAGCAACGGCATCCCCAAAGCTAACAACTTCATCTACATTAGCATCTTCGTCAAAAATGCTTGAAGCGTCTATTCCGACACTATCTGTATCTCCGTATAAAATATGATCCATCGGGACTTCGATCATTTTTGGTGGATCTTTGTTTATATCAAAACTGTAGATTTTTTCTGTCATACATCACCTTTATATGCCTCAATTGCTTTTTTAGCAATGATTGCCTGAAAGCGATTAATATGTTGTCCAGTAATCGTGATAGATTGCCCAATATCCGTATCAAAGAATCGTGATCCTTTATTCGTCATGCAACCATAAGTTGAATTAGCCAAAAGCTTATAGGCCAACTGATAAATGTTATATCGACTTCTATCTACGTCGTTATCAGCCTCACCCATTTTCTTCTTGAATGTCTTTCTAAGACTAAGAAGAGATTTAATGTATTCAGGAATCACACCTGATTGGTCTGATCTAAAGATTGATCCATTTGCACTAATAGTAAGACCTTCATCGAAGATAAGGTCACGCAATTCTGATGCTTTGATGTGTAGTGTTTCTTTTGTAATCTTTTCTTCTACCTCAATCATATCATCTGTTCCTTGAACAACTTTATAGAAATCGTCCTGTTTTCTCATACACTGGAAAATAAATGTTTCCGGTGAAATGTTCAAAGCACAGATAGTAGAAGGATACAATGATGAAAGGTCACTTGTAAACCCCCATGCACTTCTGCCTTTCTTCGTAGGAAACACATAGGCACCTTGGATCTTACTATCCTTACTGTTTTCTTGTTTGTTTGGAAGAATAACCGGGTTCTCTCTATCATAATGACAATAGTTTCGAATACCCATCTCAATCTGTTTCACGGAACCTAGAACATCTTTATATCGAACGGTTCCCAAACGTCCCATCTGAATAGCAAGATCAATATGTTGCTTTTTTTCATCAATCCATTTTAAGATTTGTGTGTCAACGAGTGAGTAACGGAAGAAATTCTCTGGATCATTCTCATAAAAGTCTTCCAGTGTTCCATCGTAATCAACCTTCATGTAATCGGTGCCAAGCTCTTCTTCTGCGATCACATCCAATTTATAACTCATCTTGTTGCCTTCAAAGTTTTTATACAATTGAAGCATATCAAAATGAGCGCGCCCAACAAGATCATACTTTAGACGCTCATTCCCAAAATCATCAGTGATCTCACGTTCAAATGCTGGATGATTGTTCCTACACAGTGCGCGTAATGCAAAATCTTCATTAGTTAAATACCGGATACGATTGATCAACATAGGAATATCATATCCTTCACCGTTCCAATCTGCCAATGCATCAACGCCTTTAATTGTTGAAATAAAATCATTGAGCATAGTCAATTCATCATCATGACGATGATGAACGACTTCAAGACCTTCAAAAACGTCCTTGAGATCATCTATCTTTGAAGGGTGAAGATAGAACATATGATAACGATTTTCAAACTTGATAAACAAAGATATAGAAAGAATCTCTCCATGTGGGTCATATGGAGTCGGGTAACCTTTTCCGCGTGTTAAGCGGGGATGAACCTCAATATCATAAAAACCAATATTCATTGGTTCGTTTGGATTAAATTTGTAGAAGTTATCGGAGAGATATTTATACTCTGGTCCAATATCAGATTCAAAAAGAACAGATGCACTTTTGGTATCGATAAAATCACGATACTCCCAAAACTTATCAAATGTAACTTTACTCAATCTATCGCCAAAGATAGATTCATATTCACCTTCTGCACTTTTAACATAACAGTATAAAGGAAGCTTATCCCGCTTATGGACAAGCTTCCCATTCTCTCTATACCATACTTCTACATCGTTTTTACTTTTTTTCACATCAATATACGACATACATGTCCTCTTATTATAATCTTTTTTATCAGGTGTTTTCTGATTGCCG